GCTCTGGTGTATTAAGCTGGCTATCAAAAAACATCCTTGTTCCAAATGAAACAAAAGGCTTTGTAGTATCTACTGAATTAAAATCTTTAACTGCAATATCAAAAGTTTTTTTATCTTTATCTAGATTTGAAATTGCTAAAAAGCTTTTTGCAATTGTTTCTTCTTCGGTGTTTGCTGGAGTTGTAATACTTCCCACACCAGGCTTTAGCTTTGCTACATCTGGAGTAGCTAGGGTAATATTATATTTATTAAATCTATTTGAATCATTTTGCCCAGGCTCATTTATGTAAGAGTTTAAAGTTTTTTTGTGAGACATTTTAGAGGTGGACAAAGCTCCTCTGGTTTTTATATTATACTCTCCAGTAGGATAAAAATATTTATAACCTGGTTTAGCTAAAGCTGAATACTTCCATATGTCAGATTGATTTTTAATTAGCACTCTAACTGGAGGCTTATCACGTGGAGGAGTAAATGTTGTGTCTTTCTCTTCAGGTACATACTGATACCAGACTCCATCATACTCAATAACTTCTCCGTTTATTAAAACATAACCGTTAAACTGATCTAAGATTTTATCTACTCTTGCAGAATTTATTGTATTTTGATTAAGCTGAAACTTTGTACTGTCGTCATTGATATCTGTTGCAAGGGAGCCAGCACCTAGAAATGAAGATTCAGATTTCCACAAAGGAGAGGATGATTCTGAATTGGTAGAAACAAATGCTGTTTTATATCTTACTCTAACATTATTAGCTGAAAAAAGCTCCTTGGTAGACAACCTAATTATGTTAGGCGCATATTCTACATTAGATCCAGACTTGATTTCCTCATTTGTAAATATCCATGAGGTAGGTAATTCTTTGTCGTATATAAAGTTTCTAGTATAAAAGTTTAATACATTGTATTCATCTACAAATGCATTCATCTGTATGTCTCTACATAGCTCTTGCAAAACTTCCCAGACTGTTTGTTCACCGTCCGACCACCAATAAACTAAAGATGGAATAGAGTCGTCATCAACCTTCCCATCTGTTTTTTTAATATTTATCTTGTAATTAGAAAATCCAACTGAGTCTAAAATTCTTTTAATTACTGAAGTTACAGGTGAAGACTCTACTAAAAGCTGAGGACATATAGTATCTTGAAGTATTTTTGCAGCATCTGTTGCATCTATGGATGCTTCTCCAAACTCTGATAGTGACCAAGAGGCTACATAAAAAACTCCTTGAGGTACCTTTTGCACGGAAGATCCGTCTCCAATATTTATGTGTGGTCTTATAATTGCATTCTTAAACAAATATAGTTTTGAGTTATCTATTGGGCCAAACCTATCATATTCAACTATCTGCCTAGATGTAGTATTGTATTTTGTTATCAAAAGGCTGAGGTAGTTTGCCGTTATAACCCCAACTGGAACAATAGAGGTATCATCTGAAGTAGTTTCTTTATTTACTGTAAACGAAACAATGTCTGAATCTATTGACATAACCCATCTTGGACTTAACTCAATTACTCCCAAAAACTTTCCTGTATTTGAATTAACTGCAGCTAAAGATATCTTTTTAAAGTATTGAGTTGTTGTATATGTAGTAGGTTCTGCAGTTGACCATGTAGTTCCATCATAATATATTATTGCTTCCCCGCCTTTATAATCTGGCGCTTCTTTTTGGGTGAGAGTTGTGCCAGATACCGTTATGGTTGTGTTATCTTGCTTAACTCCAGTTATTGTCCATGATGTGGGTGTGTCGTGGCTAGTTTCAAATCTGGCAACAATCTTATTGGCGGGAACTAATTTTGCAGTAGTCTTTGCTTCATCTGAAAAATACTCTAAAGAAATATCTATATTAGTGTTTTTAGGCGCTAACCAATATTTATAAACCATATCTGGTCCAGGATAATAAAGCCTTGGCCTTGTTCCAATATCTAAATCCCTTGGTCTTTCAAAAGAATCAACGGGGGTGTCTGTGTTATTATTTGTATGAACTAGATATTTAATTCCTGGAGATAGTGGTCTAAATGGCTTATAAATAGTATCTATTGGAAATAGCTTTTTAAAAGCAGGACCAAACGGGTTTGTTAAAGCAGATGATGTTGCTTTTATATATTCAACCATAGAGTTAAGATTGTATTCAATTGTAGCTCCAGCTGAAGTTGATAGCGAATATCCTTTTTTAATTAAATCTTTAGTTTCATTTGATACAGTTATCATACCTGCTCCAAAGATATGTCAACACTCCAAAATGTTTGTAGTCCTCTTTTAATAACTGAAAAACTGCAAGATGTAAACATTACTGTGTAAGTATAGTCATCTGATAAGGCTCCATCAGATTGCTCAATTAAATCTGTACTAAAAACTGTTGGGTTTAATTTAATTCTAAAAGGTAGTCTACCAGCAGAACTTTCATAAAAGTTTTTTAAATCTTCTGCGCCCCAGGCACCGTCAACTGTTTCATTTCTAAAAGAAGGTAGCATTTCCCATGAAATATTTATGGTAAGTTTATCAGCAACAAAATATTTTCTGAGTGTGCCATTTGACATTCTAGACGATTGCTCAATTCTGTTTGTATCTATTGAGATTGGCTGTCTATTATGCTCAGTAACTCTTCTAAATCTTAATTGATTTTTAGAGCTGTAGGACAAGTTGTTTCTAGTTGCTACAGATGATGTATATGAATTACCTGGTGCAACAACAGACGCTCCTTTGTAATCAAATGAGTTGTTTGCTGTATCAATTGCAAATGGGTCTAGTGCCTCTATGTATAAAATTGAGCCTTTACTTAAATTTTGAAAACTCATTATGACCCAACCTTTCTATTTACTCCAGCTGCCATTTCTTTTAATCTCATCTCATTACGTATTTCTAGTGCAACATCTTTTGCTGTCACGTTTGTTCCATTTAATTCTACATTTATATTATATACTGATCCTGTTGCTGCCGCCGTAGCATTTGGATTAAATGGATTCATGTTAGCTGGGATAACTGCTTCATCTTTATGAAGCATCGCAAGCATATTTGCAGGAACCATATTAATTCCATTTTCAAACATCGGTACGCCAAGGTTTGAAAGAGATTTAGTAACAAAACCACCGTTGGCAAGGATTAGTCCGCTAGGTGGATCAATTGTTTGAGAAGATGTAGACTTTGGAATACCACCGAAAGGAACTTTTCCTAGTGAGGTTTTTAAACCAAATCCTGGGGAACCAACTTTCCAATTTGTAACTATGTCTCCAGTTTTATAACCAGTGTATCCTCTGCTAGATAAGAATTTTACAAAATCTTCATTGTGTAAATACATTGAGCTTCCACTAATTTTTGATCCTGTTGCTTTATTAAATGCCGCTGCCTCTAATGCCAATCCAGCATCGTCAATCGGTCCTTTACCTAAAGCTGTTTTAATCCAAGCAAATGGTGACAAGCTTAGTTTATGTGCCACTTCTCCAAATTGTGCGCCCTCAAATATCCCCTTAGTGGATCCATAAGTGCCAAGACCAAAGTTTGCCATTGCTGGGCTTTTTCTTCCTATTGATGGCTGTAATGAATCTATAGGAGAATGAGCAAAATGTGTAAACGCTTTTGCTTCTTTAATATTTGCTAACATTTTAGCAATTTTTGCTACTCCACCAGGACCAAATGGAACACCTAATTGCGTTGGCTGTGGCCCCCCAACATACTTTACTCCAAATAGAATTCTATTTAAGAATGATTGTTTTGGGTCTGGCTTTGCATGATACCCAAACGAAGATACTGGACCACCGTTTGCAAACATGAGTGGCCCTAGTCCATAGGCTCCATTACCGATACCGCCCATAGAGGCTCCAGAGCCTGCAAGGCGCATAGGGTCTTTGTCTAGACCCATTCCTGGGCTTGTAAATGGCTTGCGTGGCTGCTCAAGCATCTGATGCATGTAGTCTGAATGCTGTGGAACCTTTCCAGTAAACTTAAGTCCTGGTATTTCTGTTCCGCCCCAAATATCCATGCCTGGACTACGTGGTCCAATAAATCTTGAAAGCTCTCCCCAGTATTGTCCAAAAGGATTTCCTATCGGTCTTCCAGATCTTGAATATGGAACACCTGGTTTCTTTTGTCTTGGTGATGTAAGAATTGGACCGCCATCTGCTCTTCTAAGTGCTTTGTGCCAACCATCTACAACATCTGCACCACCAGCGGCGTCTACAGCCTTTGCACTAAATACATACTCTCCATCTGAAAGCATTGCTGGAATAGAATCCGATGTTGCCGTTCCTGGACCAGTAACTTTTCCTCCTGGATTAAAGTGTTTTATATATCCGCCATCTGCTTTTTGCAAAACTGCTGGCAATAAGTCATCTGCGCCAGCTCCCTGCCCCCTATATGTCTTTCCTTTATATGTAAAGAACTGATCTGCTCCTAATTTATTGTCCTTCATTAAAGCTCTTCTACCTTGAGAATTTAAGCTTCCGTCTTCTTGCAAATACTTATCATACTTGCTACCTTTAACTTCTAATGCTTGAGCCTTTGATCCGTATTTAATATCACCCTTATACTTACCTAGTGCTTCCACAAGGTCGTCACGTAATTTTCTCAAAGTAACATTTCCAGTTATAGCAACTGCTAGCTTGCTTACAGCTGCAATATCTTTATTAAACTGGGAAAGAGAATCATTGTTTACTGTTGTATTTGTTGAAAGAATAGGTCTTCCCTGTGCATCAAATCCAGTTGGAGATCCAGTAGTTACTGTTTCAGGAACTTTTGGCTTTCCGTCTGAATTAAAATATCCTGGGAATGCATTTCTTATTGTTTGTGCAAGCAGGCCTGGTCCAGTACCAGCCTTTTGCATTTCTTTTAGGAAACTAATAAGCTGTTTCTTAATATCTGCTTCTTCTTCAACTCTATCTTTACCTGAAAGAAGCTGTGCGTTAACAGCTCTTGTACTAAGCTCGTTATACGTTAGCTGGAATTTTTCAAGAGATTCTTTTATATCAGCTGCTACTGCAGAGTTATCTTGATTATTTTGAAAAACAGTATTCTTTTTATCTTGTGCGTCTTGTATTGCTTGTGCATCTTTTTCTAAAGGTGCCTTTGCTTTATTTGCTGCATCCTCTATTGCTTTTTGAGCAAGGTCGGCTTGTCTATTAAGTGTGAGTTGATCTATATCCAACTTGGCTTGATTTGCTGCAGCCATGTCTCCACGAGAGACAGCATCTGCATATTCTATCTGAAGCTTTTGTAATTGCAATGCATAATTTGATGCATCTTGAGTTGCTCTTAAGGCCTCCAGCTTTTTATTTTTTTCTTCATCTATAAGCTTAATTTTTTTAGCAATTGCTTTTAATTCTTCCTGTGCACTTCTTTGAGAAGCTGCATTTGCTCTTTGAGCTGCTGCAGAAGTTGCAGCAATTGTTTTTTGAAGTTTAGATAAAGCAGATCCAACAGTCGCGTATGTGGTAGCAGAATCAGCAGCTTGTGTTAGCTGGGAGATTCCTGTTCCGATTGCTGAAGTAAATCCAGCAAGTTTTGATGCTAGAGTAGAATCTATTTTGCTTAGATCAATATTTATTCCAGCAGTAAAAAGTTTCCACTTTGCAAGTATTCCCTTTATAGTGTCTGATTCATTAATGATTCCCGCTAGCAAAGGTTGTGTTTTTTGAAGATTTAAGTATACGTCTCTACCTATTTCTTTATTCATGCCTGGGTTATTTGTTTCTGCTTTAGACATAACCATTTCATAAGCTTTAAACTCATCTATAACATTTCCAAGCTCATCTTTTGTTCCAACTAAAGATTTTGTTGCTTCAGAAAATACACCTATTAGTCCTTCAAAACCGTTTCCTACCTCTTTATACCAATCAGCAGTTCCTGTTCCTTTGCTTAAGGTGTTTACCAAATTTCCAACAGAAAATTCTGCCGCTGTAGCTTTATCTGTTATTGCTCCAAATTCTGTATTTGCAAGCAGTTTGTATGCTTGAGAGGCTTTATTGCTATTTGCTAAAGCACCGTATATTTTTTTATTTGCTTCTTCAACGCTCATTCCAGCAGCAACCATTTGTGCTTTTTGATTATTAATTAATCTTTGTGTTTCTGCTGTTGTTTCTGATCTATTTAAGGATTCAATTACATCTTTTAATTGTTTTCCTTCTTCTTTTGCCTTCTTTAGTTCCTCTATTGATTGAGGTAGTCCAGGCATACCAATTGAGTTTCCTTCTGCACCCTTGGCTGCTGCGGTTGCTAATTTTTGTTTATCTATGTAGCCTTGCATGGTTTCTTTAAGATTAAAATACTTTATTCCAGCCTGCTCCGCAGCTTTAGCTGTCATAGAAAGTCCTATAGAAGCATCTTGCTGAGCATCTTTATAATCCTTATAAATTTTAAATGCTGCAGTTGCAACCGTTATTGCTGCTCCTATTAAACCAAAGCCCTTAGCAAATCTTGCAAGCATAGCTCCAAATTTTGCTAGCCCGCTCATTGACAATGAAAATCCTTTTAGCGCAGTTCCAGCAGACTTTATGCCAGTACCAACTTTACCCCATGGAAGCATTGGAAGTATTGAAGTAGCAGCCATAACACCCATGCCAACATTCATACCTGACATTTCTTTTCCTAGGATGTTAACCTTTTCTTTGCTCATCAATGCCATTCCGCCCATTGATCCAGCCATTCCAATTCCCATTTGAGAACCCATACTCATACCATTGTATCTTCTTGGGATATTTATTCCTTCAGCTTTAGCTTGCTTTGCGGTCATTACGTTTCCGTCTACAAGGTACTCTGTTCTTCTCATTCCTAGAGTTCCTACTTTTCTAGACTGAATATTATCGCCCAAATCCTTGTAATTTCCAACAAAACCTGGGCCAAAGAATCCTTGTGCTGGTGCTTGTCCAACAGGATATCTAGCTGCTGCAAATGCATTTTGCTCTCTTATGATTGCGTTTTGTGCTCTTCTGGCAAAATTTAATGTTGATGTGGCAGCTGATCTTACAGAACTGCTCATGGTTGTAGCAGTATTCTTTATAGACTGAGTAATAACTCTTGCATTTATATCTATAGCTTTTGCTAGCTGCATAGAGTCTACCTTAATTGAATTTCCCATAGATCTAAAAGCTGCTGATAAATATTGAGTTTTCATTGCTGCTGAATTTCTAAATGGGTCGATCATATTGTTAACCATTACTTGTCCAGGGTTGTAGAAGCTTGTTGTTCCAGATCTAACTGCTTCTCTTCCTAATCCTGTTGTTAAAGCCTGTTGACCAGTAATTTGACGAGATGAAGCCCTAGATCTTTCTGCTGCTAAATCTCTTTCTCTTTGTGCACGTTGTTCCGCTTCCCAATTAGCTCTTGCAGCAGGGTTTCCTGGTCTACGTGAACCATCTTTTCGACCATAGGCACGTCTTCCTGGCTTAATTGGGCCGCCACCAACTGGACCTCCAGCATTAAGATATTTTGGATTAGCATGCACGGCATGATATTGACTCCAATCAACCTCTATACCATCATCCAATCTTTTAAGCATTGCTTGATAAGGAGGTCTAAGATCTACAGGTAAATCATTTATTATTTTTAATAATTTTGGACGAGCATCTTCTAATATTTTCTTCATTCGTCGACCATATTTTTTCGGACTCATCTTAGAAATTATTGGTGCAGTGTCACGTGCGAAATCTTTTCTTGCTCCACCTTTAACGGCAAGTAGATTAATCATTGCTTGCTTTTCCATAGAGTTCATTTCATCAGCTGTTGCAAGACGTGTATTGCCAGATGCTTTAGGTAATACTCCAGCTTGCCCAACATCTGGATTAAAATTACCATACACGTTTGCTCTAGATAAATCTTTGTTGTTTAAAAGAAGAGAATTAGCAAGCTGTCTGAGCACTGTATCTTCATCCCATGGCACATTAGTGTTTGCAAAGCGTGGGTCGTAATCTGATTCTAAAGCAAGTAGCTTGGTTCTTTTTGTTGGATCTACTGGATTTGCAACTGTCCTAGCTGTTTGTACTGGAGAATGTATTCCAAAAAGATCTCTTGCAATTTGAGTGCCAATTGGCTCATGGACGGCAGTTAATTCATTAGGAACACCTTTAACAAAAACTTTTTTGTTACCGACCTTATACAATCCAGATACACCAGGTACAGGATAACTCATCCCTGTGCTTGCAGAAATTTGATGCCCATACTCAGTTACTGGCATATCGGCAAACTTGCCTAGCGAGCTTCTTGAGCTTAATTCTCTTGCCTTTGCTAAAATCTTTAATTGTTTATCTGGTGCAAGCAATCTTAATGCAGGAGCAATATTTCCATAATTTGATCTGCCCCTAGATATGTATCCACCTGGAATCATTCCGCCAAGATTGTATCCACCCATAACAAGCCTAGGAGGTCTTGTTGGTAGCCATCTTTGTCTTTTTGCAGCTGCTTCTAAAAACATCCGTAAAGAATTTTTTTGCTCTTTAGTTGCCCTAACAACTCTTCCTGATTCATATTCAGATTTGGTTTTAAACTTTCCATCATCTTGAACTGCGGCATATAGATCATCTACTGTTGCAAACTTATCCATTCCTGTGCGCTTTAAGGCTAGCTCGAAGTTTTCTCTTGCATCTGCTGCATTTAAATTTAGAACATCTCTAGAGAGACCAATTCCTTCAAGTCTGCTCATTATGTTATTTATTCCAGGAGGTAGTACTGCAGCTAATCCCATATAGCCACTAGTCATATATCCAAGATCTTTACGTCTTCTAAAATGTGCTCTTTCATGCAATCCTTGAATAATTGGCATACCATCTTTATTTTTAAATGTTGTTGGTGAAACCGCTTCTATTAAATCCTTTACTCCAACAAAATTTGGAAAACGATTTTTATCCATCATAGCATCTCTAACATCATTTAGCTTATAATTTAAAGCGTTGCTCTTGCTTTCTTGAGCTGTTTTAGCATTCTTAACACGTAACTTTGGATACTTCTTTTCTAAATTTTGTACCTGTTTAATTCTTATCTTAACGAACTCTTCATCAGATCCACCAGACATCATCTTTGCTTTATCAAAGTTAGATGTTGCTTTCTTAATAGCTTCATCTACTGGCATTCCTGCAGTTCCAGCCAGCTCTGCTGCATCCAGCATAATCATTCTAATTCTTAGATCATCTTCATATCTTGGATTATTTATAAATCTTAAATATTCTTTGTATTGTTTTTTAAATAGTCTTTCGTCCATCTTGCTAGATGGTGTCTTATCTGTCTTCTTCCCATAGCCAGGAATACCGTTCATAATCTGCCCACCAAAATTGTATCCGCTATTTGCTGCATCAACTGCTGCATAAAGCTCAGGCATTCTTTGAATTTGAGGACCAAAAACTACTTCCCGTGGAGTAAGAGCTGCTGTAATATTTCCACCGTCATTTAAATATGTGCTTGGAGCCATTGCAACTAATGGGGCATTTGCTGGATCCATTGCAGCTTGCTGGTTCAAAACATATCCGCCTAGTGGAACACTTCCCAATCTATCATCATAGTCTACTGAAGATGGTCCTGAAACCACTGTTTTGTTTGGACCAAATGATTCAATGTCTCCACCTATATTAAATTTAGGCATTCTTGTTGTTTGAATACTGTAAGGTGCGCCAAATGTTCTTACACCACGGACTCTTCCAAACTCTTCCATGACGGCAGCATTTGTCTTTTTCTTATACAAATCTCTAAGTGTAAACTGTCCATTAGCATCAACAACTGGTTGATCCATCATTGGAGCTCTTGTTAAATCAATTGTTCTTCCTCGTCCAGCAGCATACATACTTACTGCTGATCCCATGTCTGCTTCTATTTGTGCATTAAGTGCAAGTATTCTTGCTTTTGCTTGATCAACAGTAATTTCTGCATTTCTCATTTGTTGAACAATTAATGCAGATTGAGTTGCTGCGCTATCTGCAAATCTTTGAGTTATTGGAAGAATATCATCGAATGTATCTAGCAGTTCTCTGCTTACCGTTCCACCCATTGCAATTGTTTTCTTTAGATTTGCAACTTCTTGCTCTGTTTGCATTCCTAGAGTTGCCATCAACGCATGGAATTTTGCAGCCTCTGGCGCAACAATTCCTGTTGATATTCCCTTTACACTTGTTAGCCCTTCAACATTCGGAAGTCTATCGTGCATATAAATTTGAGGGGTTCTAGATATTCCTCTATTTACTGGTATAGCTCCTGGCACACCACCAAACAAGGTGGCTGGGTTATTAGGATCTCTTGGTCTAATGTGAGACATTGCTCTAGTATTAAGATCTCCAACATATGGATCGTTAGGGTCAACTACTCTTCTTCCATGAGCAGGAGCAACAATTGCATTTCCAGCAACTGTAGACACTCCTGCGTTTACTGGAACTGCGCTCTTCATTGATGCTGCTTGAAGGTTTTGATAATCTAAAACAAGTTTTTGTAATGCATTATGAAGAACTTGAGCTGCAGCGGCATCTGAATAAAATGCATTCTCAACCATTTCTGCTGCTTTTTGAGCAGCAATAATTTCTGGAGTAAGCATCTTCCATCCATTTGCTCTCATAAAGAAAGATCTAAGCTGGACTATTCCCTTTGTTATATAACCAAAGAAGTTAGCAAGTACACCAGTTAACATAATTAGTGGACCAACTAATGCTGTAAATCCTGCCATAAATGTGAGAGCTTTTTTAATTGGTGTTGGCAACTCAGTAAAGAAGTTTAGAATTTTTGATGCTGCATTTATAAGCTTTGTTGCTACTCCAAGAAACTCTTCTCCAACGCTTGCAAGCTCTGCTTTAAGGCTTTCCATTGCCTTTCTATATTTACCAGATGCAGACTCTGTAATCATTCCTAATTCTCGCTCTGCAATTCCCGCCAAATCTGAAGTACTTGCTTTCATTAAATCCATAACCTGAAGCGTCTGGCTTCCTTCTTTTCCAAGGTTGTTTAGGAGTGCGCTCATTCTTGCAAACTGGAATTTACCAAACATTTGTTCTAGTGCTCTAGCTTTGCTTAAAGGATCTAGTTTGTTAAGAGCTGTTTGTAAATCTGTAAGCATTCCAGTTGTGTTTCCAGTATTTTTTGCAACCATACCCAGAACATCTATGCCGAAATCAGACATCATGCCAACTGTTTGCTTTGTTGGATTAATAAGAGAAGCCAAACCTGACTTTAATGCGTTTGCACCTTCAGATGCGTTAATTCCACCCTCTCTCATTGCAGTCATGTAAAGAGCTAAATCTTCAATGCTGCCTCCGAGCTGCTGTATAACTGGACCAGCTTTTGGAATTGCTTCCACTAAGTCATTAAGTGTTGTAGAAGTCTGGTTTTCAACTGCGTTAAGAAAGTTAATTGATTCTGTAAGCTGTTGTGTATTTTGCTTAAAAGCTGTTTGAATTGAAAGAGTAGCCTTCATGGCATCTTGTCTATCTACTTCTCCAAGGATTGCAAGTCTGGTTGTTTCTTCTATGGAACCTAAAAGGTCGTTGCCCATCTTTCCAGTTGCCGCAATATCTGCACCTAGGGCAATCGTATCTTTAAAAGAAGCTCCCATTGTTTGAGATAAAGATTTTGCTGTCTGTACAACTTCTTCTCTAATTGCTTTTAAGTCGGTTGCAGAAGTTGCAGCTAGCCCACCATAAACTTTTGTAAGTCTTACAAGCTCTTGGTCTGCTTCTCTAAAAGCTTTTCCTGCTGCAGCACCGAACATTGTTAATGGAACTGTAAGTCCAACTGTAAGCTGACGACCTGCCCACTGGGTATTTTTACCCCAGTTAATTAAAGATCCTGCTCCTTCAGATAGTGCACGATTCATTATCTGAAGTTCCATGCGAGCTAGCTGTGCGCTATTTTTTACGGCATCCAAACCTCTTGGAATCATAACGTTGTACTGCATTAGACCTTGAGCATTTCTACCTAAAGGTTGTAGAACTGAGTTTTGAAGCATTACCTGCTCTTTGGCAAGCTCCCTTATCATTCCCTTTTGAGTTGTAGCATGCTCTCTAAATGTCTGGAAATAGTTCTTAAGCTTTAATCTTCCAGAGTCTAGGTTTTTACCAAACTTATCTACATCAGAATTAAGGTTTACAAAGTGACTAGAAAACTGTCCGCTTCCAGTTAGTGTATCTCTAAATAAGTTATTTGCTAATTTTGTTGAAGCAGATATTGCTCTATTCGATGAAAGAAGTTCTCTTTGTAATTGTTGGAGACTAGAACTAGCCCTGTGTACTTCAGACACAAGGCTAGACAAGTCGGCTTTGGCGACTATACTGGTTACAATTTGTTCGTCAGCCACTAATTACTCCTAGAGTATCCTAACCCTGCGCCAATTCCAAATCCAGCTTTTGCTGCGAAGGGCCCTTGTAAACCAACAACATCATCTGCTGATGCATTTATTCCAAGTGCTCTTCTTTGGATATCTTCAAAGGTAGAACCTTTTTCTTTTTCTTCTACACCATCATCTAATTGTATTCCTTTTAGTGACGCTGCAAATTTTCTTTGGTTATGCTCTTTCTCATTTATCGCTGTTATGGTTTGAACCAATTCTGGCATTGATAAATTTTCTTCTAATTCTTCGTAATTCTTCCAGTGACCCAGAAGAAAAACTTGTCCTTCTAAAGCGGCTAAATCTAGTTCTGACCAGCCAGTACCGCTGCCGCTATTAGGTTTGGGTCGTCCATCTTGATTCCTCCGCAAACTTCAAGGATTCTATTAATTGTTGGAACATCCAATGCATCTTCTAGCTTGTCAAGATCAGCAACTAGGTCTGGAAGCTGTGTTTCTAGTGCTACTCCGCATGCTTCAACCAAAATTCCAAGTGTTGCTGTTTCATCTTCTGCATCTTGAACTTTCTTAATTACTTCCATAAACTTTCGTAGCTGCTTGATTGATAGTGGCTTGAGCTTTACTTTAGCTCCGCTTTGTAGTTCAATCTCTTCTACATCATATACTGTTGTTGCCAATTTATCCTCCTTAAGGATCGTCTAAATTATTATAGCATAACCATTATAAGGGTACAACAGCAAAGCCCCCAATTTCTTGGGGGCTTTGATATTAATTATTAATATAATTAAATTGCTAGAACGCGGTCAATAATCTTACCGTATTCTGAACCAGCGTGAGCTGAGTCACCTGATGGTAGAAGACGGAATGTTACTGGGAATGTTGTTGCTGCTGTACGAGCCAAAGAGAACTGTGACTGTTCAACAGACAAAACACGACGTGCATAATATACACGCTCAGTTGCTGATGCTTCTGAAGTTGGAGCCTGTCCAATTGCAATTAGTTGACGCTCTGTTGGAGCTGCACCTAGTGCACCTGCTTCCAAACCTAGTGTGTCAACTGCTGTTGCACCTGTTCCTGCTGATGTAAGTGTTGATCCCTTTTGACCAAATACTGCAAGAACGTTCTCTAGAGTACCTTCTGCCATTTCTGTTGAGATCTGAACCATCATTGCAGACTTAAACAGCTTAGCTGTATCTAGCAACTGGTCAACAGTTACTGAGTCAAATGTTGGTTGGTAGCTGATCTGTAGACCGTTATTTGTGTAACCAACGTTACGGTAAGCTCCACCAATTGCTGGTGTTGATTCTGAAGGTGTTGCTGTCTGAGTAGCACCTGTTGTTGTTAAGACTTTATTTAGTGTTGTAGTGTAAGACTCTCCTGATGAGAATGCTGGTACAAAACGGTTCTTTGATGCAACAAAAGCGTTTGCTTCGCCTGCATCCATGCTTGAATCGTAACCAGATACTGTTGAGTCTTCTACTGACAAGAATAGTGGTGATGCTCCAACAAGAATGTTGCGGGCGTCTCCTGTATTTTGATATGCCATAATTGTATTGCCTCCTGATTTCATATGAAATTAATATATATATTTTGGCTGGCTAGGCCCTTTCCTCTGTTCTAATTTTACTCTACTAGCTTATAAAAGGCAAACTAGGCAAATCTACCTTTGCCATCTAATATTCTTGAGTACTTTATCTCTAATATGACATCTGCTGCATAGAATCCTTGGATTTCTTCTGATGGGGCTGTAGATGATATATCTGCTACCTGAATGCTATAGAACTTGAATTTATCTGATAATCCCGCCCACTTATTAACATCTCTTGCAGACTCATCCATTCTTCTAAACTCATCAGTTAGGAAGTTTCTCATCTCAACAATATCCAGAATGTCTGGTGAATATAGGGTTAATAGGATTTGCTCGCAACATATCATCCAGTTATTCTCATAGGACATACCTACCTTGTCGTAGACTATGTGCTTCTTACCGCTCAAGAATTGATTCATTTCTGGCTGTTGCTGAACTGGCACTATTGGAACAAGAGCTTCTCCAAGATTGTCTGAATAGTACTCATCTTCATCAAATATACCAAGAAGTGTGAGTCTGTTCCATAAGAACTTTCTTATTTCAAACATTGAATCTAATTTATAATTAGCCATTTACTAACCTCGCAAATGCTGCCGATGTAGCAGCTTCTGCTTCATTTGCCAGCTGATTTGGCGAGAAGCTATATTTAACTGTTCTAATTTGTGCTGGAACACCTAATGCTCTAGATAATGATGAGTTAAATAATCTTTGAAATCCCGATTTTTTTATTGACATGTTGACTAGCTGTCCAGTAAAGAAGTATCTATACTGTGCAAAGAATGCATTTTTAGTTGCCGCTCCGCCTGGCTTTCTAACAGTAACTGATTGCCCCTTTGGCATGAATATAGTATATCCATCTATATCAAACACAAGTCTTTCTGAAAATCTTGGAGCAATAACTACAGTCTTTCCTTGCTCCATTATTTCAGCCTTTTTTACAAAGACATGCTTATTCTTAGAATTTTCAGAAGGTACGAAAGATTTAGAATCGGTCAATTCATAATTGAGTTTTAATGATAAGCCATCTGCTGGAAGTTGTTTTAATTTAAACAATCTTGCCTCGTCTTGACCCACCCTGTCCCACTCATAAACGTGATGAAAAGATTTTGGGGAAGTTCTTGATTTTGCATCAATATAATCACCAAAGTCAACTTGCAATTGATCAAATATTACATTTCTAAATGCTGATTGGAATTGAGGATTTGATGCTAGCTTTGCCATAACATTTGTTTTATAAAATAATGCTGCAGATATCTGAGCTACTGTGCTATCTTTTATAGCACCGCTTGCGGGTTTGTTAGACATTAAGCTAACTAGACCGCTTGCTGCTTTAATAGCTAAAATTTCAGATGCCAATTTGCTGGTTCTCCGCTCTCTGCAATGATGCGTTATATCCGACAACATTTCCAAAAGGATCTGATATAGGGGTTGTTCCTACTACATCAAACACTGTTGGTGTGTCGCTTGGGTAATTTAGCTCGTACCATATAGGCTTACCGCTAGCATCTCTAATATTTTTTACTTTATCTCTTGGGGTTAATCTTTCTGATGTTCTAACTTCTGCATATTGATTATTAGAATATTTATTTGAAAAATTTTGATTATCGTTTGTTCTGTTTCTACTTTCTGTAACTATTCCTCTGGCATAGCAGTCTAATGTTTTTATATAGGAAAACTCTCTAACAATTGCACCAGTATCTTTATTTTGTTGCTCTTGTTGTCTATATACATCCATTTTCATGGTCATAAGACCACTAACTGCCTCAAACATTATAGTAATACCATTTGAGTTGTAACGTAGTCTGCTAGAAGCTTGTCAGCATAGGAAGATCCCGTTCCGCTAAATGCTTCAGAGGAATACTCAAAATCCCAATCTGTTGTAGATATTTTCTTAATATATCTTTCTCTCCAGACTCTGTCTTTTGCAAAATACATCTTCATCAGCTCTACTGAGGCATCACGCACTTCGTTTGGAACGTTATCCCACCCAAATCTAGCGTAAACTTTATAAGATTGAGATCTTCTAAATATGTTTGGCGAAGAGTCATTTATTGACGGAGGAACCATTCCGTTTGCAATATACACATCATTATTTAATATTGATGACTGATTAACTCTTATTCCAAACCCACTTGCGGTATTCTCTATAACCATTCCCAATGAGTTTATGTTATTAATATTATCTATTAACAACTGGTCATTGGCATATAATGTGTGTAGCCTATTTATTTTAATTGGGAAAGATAATGTATCTGAATCATCACCAATAGTAGAAAAGTTTGAGTCATATAAATAAAACTTTTGGCCAGTATATCCTTCTATTATGTTTCTAGCATATCTTTCAGCCAATTTTAGCTCTTGATAAGTTTTATGGTTTGGATCATTAGAGTCTGAGCCAAACCCTATCTCCTGTGCTGCCTCTTGAATATCTACATATGGAGTAACTACATCAAGGTACGTAGTACTAGAGTAAGCAACTGAGTCATACTGCCAATCCCAAACTAACTTAAACTTTCTATTTCTTGTTGAATGCTGCACTGGCAGATAAACACTAAATGATCCTTGGTCAACTTCACTCGCTTCTGCTGTTACAGTAGCAATAATTGATGAGGGACTAATCTGTGGAGAAACAAGCGGATCGCCAGTTATGTCATAAAATTTTACAACTACGGATGATGTTGGCGTTATAGCTTCACCTTTTACGTAAAGTTTTGTTGTTGCTGCCGTGCTTGTGTTTATGTATATCTCTGCCATGTGTTAGGCTTAGTTGTAGTACTCCTGTACTTCTCTAGGTGTAGCCAATCTAAACCCTTCCTCCTTATCAAAAATTTCTTGAGCCAAATCTGGCTTCATTGCTACAAATGGGTGCTCGATGGTGAATGTAAATCCAAGTGCATCGTATCTGTAGTTTGGTCGATCCATCTTTACAAGAACCATATCTTCATCAAGCTTTTGATTTGGATCAAGTCTAGGAAGAATTTCATCTGCATCTTCTTTTGCGTTCTCTATGTTTTTAAGTGTACCTTGGTAAACTGACCAAGTTACTCCTTCTTCTGTTAGTGCTGCAATAACATCTGCTTTATTTTTTAGTCCATCAACATCAACTGCGAAGTCCGCTGCTAACGTCTTTAGATCTTTGACCTTAAGTGTGTCAAATGACATGTGTATACTCCTTTGGTATGTATATAAATTATAGCACTATAAAATTAAAATGAAAAGCCCCCAAAATTAATTGGGGGCCTTTCGGTAGTTATTTCTTATTTAATTAAGAAGCAACCTTAACGTCTTTTACGACTACCCATGCATCTGCTTGCTCAATTTGGGTACCCACACGAGTATACATTGTATATTCGATTGAGTCCTTCTTTGGCCAGAAGAAGCGGTAAACAGTTACATCACGCTTGATACCAATAACAACGTTATTTGGGAATGTCAAGTGGACGTCTCCGTGCTCTCCTGTTGGTGTTGCATATGAACCTGTCTGTGTTTCCTTAAGTAGTGGAACTTCAACAATTGGAATACCAAATGCGAATGGTGCCACATATCCTGCTGGACCACCTAGACCACCCTGGTCTCCACGGATAATGCTTGAAGCAATATCTTGTGGGTTAACGTTCTGGATGTTCTGTGATGTTGAGTACAAGTAGTCTTGAATTAGGTTTGAGCCTGCAAGGAAGCGTAGGTCTGGACGACGTTGCTTGTACTTACGTGGCATAGCCTTTAGTGCCTTGTTGAAGATGTCACGAGACACGTTTGCGCCCGCTCCAGCTACTACACGACCATTTGTCTTTGCAATCTTGACAATACCATCAAATGCCTTGTATAGGTTATCTGAAGATAGCGCTGTGTTACCGTTAAGGACTACATCCTCTAGGTCGTTACCAGCCTGTGTTGCCATAAGTCTTGCAATGTGATCTTCTAGATCAGCACCCTCAATGTTATCTTCTAGAGACTCAGTTGAAAGTTCCCAATCTAGGCGAAGCTTCTTTGTTGTGAGAGAAATCTTTGAGAACTGTACGGCTGCATTTGAGCCAGTGTTCTCTGCTTCGGATGCAAGCTTCATAAGCTTCTCTCCGACGCCGATACGATCAATCTCTGTAGTGTCAGCTCTCATTCGAACTGTACGTGCTACTTTACCGATTACTGTTGCATCGAACATGTAATCAAGGAATCTTGCGGATTGCTCAGGATTGAGCAAGCCTCCCTTACCCTCGGAACCTACGTGAATTCCGTCGGTAGGGTTTGCTGAGCCTGTCATTCCACCTGTTAGTGTTGTGTTTGCTTCAGCTGCTTTTGCTAATAGTTCATTACTCATTAGTTTTTCACCATACCCTTATTTTGTTAATTCGCTAACGGAACCGAGGAAAGTGCCGTTCCATTTTGATTTTTTGATTGTTGTTACTCCAACTGACCCGCCAAGGTCAGAGGACTTCTTGATTGCAGTGTCTGATTCTACTGCGTCTACTCTTTTTTCAACTGTGTCCATGATGGACTTAATTGAATCAACTGCTGTTGAGAGTTCTGTGTGCTTTTCTGCTAATTCTGAAATTCTCAAATCAACATTCTTGCTAAAAGCTTCGACTGTCTCCTTGATTGTTGAAACCTGAGCAGCGTTTGCCTCAGAGGCCTTTTCCAAAGTCTCTGAGAAGAAACCCTTAAGGTCGCCTAGCATCTTAACAAAATCAGGTGATTCCTGTTCTGTTAGTTCTGCTGATTTTTCCAGAACTTCGGCAGAAGTTACTTCAGCTACAACTTCAGCAGACTCTTGTTCTACTGGTGCAACTTCTTCAATAATTTCTGCAGGTGTTTCTACAACTGCTTCTTCTACTACTGGAGTTGCTTCTGTTACATTAAGCTTTTCCACTTCATTTCCTCCTTCTGCAATTGCCATATTTATGTTTGTGTTGTCAGGCAATGTTTGCAATCTTGATCTACGTGAATCAAGAATCTTCTCTATTTCTTTTCCTTTGTTTACGTCGTTTGATTCTACCCATCCAATGAGTTCTGTTTTTTTACCAGTAACTGGAGATATGT